CTACCATGTACACTACAGTGGGCATAAATGTAACAATGTCTGAGGCAGAAAGGGAGCTGTCAGACGAATCAGACAGAATGATCGCAATATTAAGCGAGCTGAATATCATGATGGCCATAATAATATCAATGCTCCAAGCAGTAACAGGGGTCATAGATCTATTACTGACAAGCATGGATTCTATAGTAACAAATCTTGAGTCTTGCACTAGAGGTGGAACAAATGAACCTCACATGCAAATGCTAAAAGATATCAAGCAGACAGTTCAAAACATAAGATCTAGCAATGATGATGTTAAATCGTATATAGACAACTGTAGAAACAAAAAGAATAATAGCGATCTTTCATATTATAACTACACTATAAAAATACTCACCGAAGTAATAAATGACAAGGAAGTTCAGAGTATCACTATACCTAGAAGGTATGGAATAGCAGTAAATTCAGCTGGAATAGAAGTAGTATCTACCGACCCTACGTATGCTTCAGATGATAGTATAATAATATCAGAGGTCAAATTGCTTTTAAACTCAAAACATCTAATAAAATCAAATCCGAACGCGTTGTCTTTAGAAGAACAGGCCATCGTGGAAGAATCTTCAAATTTTTTGGTAGACGATACAACTCCTATGGATGACATCCCTATAGATAGCCCAACAGACCAGATAGATGCTCCAGACAACGAAGACGATAATAAAGGACTCGGAATCAACGCGTTCTTCAATAAACAGAAAGGTGGAAGGAAAATGAGAGAGAAAGTAAGAAAAATAATGAATCAGAGCAAACAAAAGCTAAATTCTGATCTACAAAACGTAAAAAAATAGTATTTATAGAATATGACAAAGTCGCAGTTATTTAGAAAAATGATCCGAGAAGAGGTACAAAAGGCTCTTCGTGAGGAAATGCCTAAGATACTTAGGGAGATCAAGTCTGTGCCAGAATCAAAGACTTCGTTGAAAGAGACAGTAGCGGACATGTACGGAGTGCCTTTAACGTTGAATCAACCAAAAAAGACGCCACAAAACAAACAAAACATGCCAGCTTTTGCAAACAACCAAGCTTTGAATAGCCTTTTGCAAGAAACTATGTTAAGCATGACCAGCGATGATGCTGCTGGATTTGGATACAACACAGAAGAACAGCATCCAGGAGTGGTATTTCAACCGAAAGAAGACAAAGTAGGTAGCGTAGATGACATGCTGGCAACTGCAAGAGGAGCTGGAAACATAGAGGCTGTACAAGTAAACGTGGTACCTGACTTTAGTGCTTTGATGGACAGATTACTAGAAAAAGGAGACATAAAGTAACATGGCATACAATCTGACCCAGATCCCTATAGCAGACCTAAAGCCGTCAATGGCGCTTGGTGTGGCGATACCGTTTCAAGCACCTGGAGCATTCACATCAGTCTATACGACATTAGAGCAGACAAAGTATAACATAATTAACTTTATGCTTACTGATCAGGGAGAGAGGCCGTTCAATCCAAACTTTGGAGCAGGGCTTAGATCTAGATTGTTTGAGCAGATAACTCAAGATGGACTTGACAGCCTAAAGCAGACAATATCCAACCAAATAGAGTTATACTTCTCAAATGTGATGGTAGATCAACTAAGCATCACTGGAAATCCAAACGACAATTCCATATCTATAATATTGACGTACACTCTAAAGAACATACAATCAAGCGACAGCTTAGTGCTAAAGATACAAAACGGATAAAAGATGGCAAATCAAACCATAGACATAAAATACATAAACAAGAACTTTTCTTCGTTTAAAAATGACCTGATAGAGTATGCACAAGCATACTATCCCACAGTCTACACTGATTTCAATCAGGCATCTCCAGGCACAATGTTCATTGAGATGGCATCTTATATAGGAGATGTTATGTCATTCTACTTAGACAACCAGATACAAGAAACGTTTGTTCAGTATGCAAAGCAACCAAACAATCTGTACACCCTTGCATACATGTTAGGTTACAGACCAAAGGTGACATCTGTAGCTTTAGTAGATCTAGATGTATACCAACAAGTCCCAGCAGTTACTGTAGGTGGTCTGCAGTATCCAGATTTTTCCTATGCCTTTACCATAAACGAAGGCATGCAAGTAAAATCTAACGTAAACTCTTCTGTGGTATTCTATGTTCCGGAAAAGGTAGATTTTACAACGTCCTCTTCTTTGAGTCCTACAGACGTAACAATATATACCGCTACTGGAACTGGAGTTCCGACTTCATATCTCCTAAAGAAAACTGTACAGGCAATATCTGGACAAATGAAGACTGCAAATTTCAGCTTTGGATCTGCTCAAAGGTTTAGCACAGTGTCAATAAACGACACGAACATAGTATCTATAGTATCTGCAAAAGATACTGCTGGAAACAACTGGTATGAAGTGCCTTATCTTGCCCAAGACTACATTCTTTTGAGATCTAACAATACGGCGTCTGATAATAACCAGGTACCTTACATGATACAAAAGACGTATGTTCCTGGAAGATTCACTTCTAGATTCAAATCAGATTCATCTCTCACCATAGAGTTTGGATCTGGAGTAAACAATGTAGCAGACACCGCAGTAGTGCCTGATCCAAACACAGTGAGTGTGGGCCTTACTCCAGGCGGGCTAAGCCAGATGTACACAGCATTTGATCCAACTAACTTTGTAACTACTCAGACTTACGGACTTGCTCCTCAAAACACCACTATAACAATATCATATCTAGTGGGCGGTGGTGCATCTGCAAATGTTTTGTCAAATCAACTTACAAGCGTAGGAAACTTTACGATCACAGGAAACTCAACCTACCAGAATACTGTAGTTACAAACAACCCAAATCCGGCATCTGGAGGAGGTGACGGAGATACGGTAGATGAGGTGAGGATGAACTCTATGGTCCAATTTGGAACACAATACAGAGCAGTGACGCAACAAGACTACCTTGCAAGAGCACTCAGCATGCCTGGAGATTTTGGGAAAGTATCTAAAGCATACATAACTAAAGATGACGTTACGTTTGGAAGCTATTTAGCAAATGATCCAGCTGACAGAGACCCAATACTCGTCAGTCTTTATGTTCTTGGGCTTGACATCAATGGAAATCTTGCAGCTCCTACTGAAAACCTGATAAGCAATTTACAGACGTATCTTCAAGATTATAGAATGCTGACTGATGCTATCAATATAAAACCTGGATACATCATCAACATAGGAGTCAACTTTGATATATCATTGAGACCTAACTACAACTCCCAAGATGTTCTTGCAAGAGCACTATCAGCAGTACAGGACTTTTTTAATACAGATAACTGGCAGATAAACCAACCAATAATACTAAGCAACCTATACTCAACGCTAGACTCAGTAGAAGGAGTTCAAACTGTAAAGAACGTGCAAATAGTGAATTTGACTGGTGTAGCAAACGGATACTCTCAATATAGCTATGACATACAAGCTGGAACATTTGACAATGTGATCTATCCATCTTTGGACCCAAGCATTTTTGAAGTAAAATACCTGAACACAGACATAAAAGGACGTGTTGTAACAATGTAAAATACCAACAATGGCAGTATATAAGATATTCGCTTCGGCAGATGCAACGCTATACTCAGCGTATCCTACACAGAACACAGGTCTTGATGAGATCTTAGAAGTCGCATGTAAAAATAGCTCTGTGCCATCTGCTGTTCTTAGCTCAGGTGGAGGCGATGACATTCGTAGAGCGATGATTAAATTTAGCGGTGCTGATTTAAATACAGCATTTAGATTTTTTAATACAAGTGGGTATACTTATGATGCGTATCTAAGATTGTATCTTGCAACAGCAGAGAATCTTTCAAAAAACTATACATTAGAGATCGGAGAAGTATCTCAGTCTTGGACTATGGGAACGGGTAAATTCTTAGATGACCCTGCTGCCACAAACGGAGTATGTTGGTCTACTTCTGATTCTATTACTCCATGGGTAAATCCTATATATTACAACACTCCAGGAGGGGGTAATTGGGTATCAGGAAAAATTTCAGAAGACGTATTTGATTATAAAGATAATAAAGACATAAATGTTCAAGTAAATGATATTGTAAATTCGTGGGCTACTACCGGTACAAATAACGGATTCATCGTTAAGTTTCCAATAGAAGTAGAACAGAACTCTGGTAGCTACATAGGGCTTAGCTTTTTCAGCGTAGATACTCACACCATATATGCACCTACGTTGGAGTTCAGATGGGACGATTCTACCTATGATACTTCTAGTCTCAGCGTGGTAGACAACAGCAACATCATAGTGACCATAGCAAACAATCCAGGGACTTTCAAGTATGAGACGTCTGGATATGGTGGACTATACAACTTCAGGATAGCGGCAAGGGATAAGTTCCCAGCAAGAGCGTTCGTTACTTCTTCTGTGTACACCGTCAATAAAGTCTTGCCTGCTACTTCTTACTGGGCTATACAAGACGTTAAGACAGAAGAGATGGTGATCGATTATGACGTAAATTATACAAAGATAAGCTGTGATTCTAACGGATCTTTCTTTCCTTTTTTTACCGGAGGATTGGAACCCGAAAGATATTATAAAATATTAATAAAAATTGTATTAGATTCTGGAGAGACTATAGAGATCGATAACAACAGCGT